ACACTATTTTGAAGATTTTTAGGTGGCACCCAAGATATTAAAAATCTACCGTCTTTATTAGGGTAAAATATTACTTGAGTATCTTTAACTCCATTGCGCCATTGAAAGCTTCCTTTCGTTACAGCGGCTGTATTACTGACTTCTTCGTTGTAATCAACCTGTTCGTATATCTTTACTAAGTTAAATAAAGATTGTTTTGTTTCATCTCTGAAAGCATGTTTCTCAGTTCTTGGAAACTGCCTGTAAAATTCGTTTAATCCGTCTTGGTCTTGTTTGAGTCCTTCGACTTCGTTTTCCCAGTGCTCGATAACTCCAAGGTCAATTGCTGCTCCATCGATTCCAGTGACTTCAGTTTTTGGCGTATCGAAGACAGGTAGTCCATAAGTATCAATGTATCCTTCGTAGGACCATTCCATAGGGATGAATAAACTATAGAGTCCCGAGCTTGTTTGACCATTCTTATTTCTTCTCGTAACGCTTGAATCATAATATAATTTCTTAAAATTGTTTCCACCTTTGTCTAAAGCATTTGATGTTGATCCCATCATACACTTACCAATAATTCTACTACCTAGTCTTAATGTAGTTTTTGTAACTCTCCAGTTGTTTAATATGTTGTCTGGACGTTCCCATTTACCGCTTTCATCATGAGCTAATATCTTTAACTTTTCACCATCATAAGAGTTATCACCTGTGTTCTTCCAATCAATAGTTGTATCAAGACCTACTATATCTGATAACTTAACATTATCATCAAGTTTTCTTCTAGTTAGTTTAGAAGCTGGTACCCTGTAGGCGAGCTCTGTTTTAGGACGATCCATACCATCTTGGATCGGCTTGAAGAAAAACGGATAGTTAAGAGATATGGGTACGACTTTATCCGTAAACATCTTCTTGGCATCAGACCCAGTTTTTGATAAGATCCCAAATCTTGAATCTGACGACATTGTGGCGGCGTTAACGAGCTCTGCTGAAGCCATGAACGAAAACCCAGATCGTCTGTTTTTAAGATAGCACATCCCATAACATCTGCTATCAGCTTTACATGCTTCCCAGAAGTAGAAAAATAACTTATTCGATTCCCTGTAGTCGGCAGCACCCACGTCGATTTTTGACCATTGCAAATACATGTAGTGAGTCCCAGTGATATAATTAGGAATACCCTTGTTATAATAAAAGTAACCTTTCTCACGACGTTCAAATTCTTTATCGATATAGTCATACCATTTTTCTTTAAAATCTGTAGGATACTCTTCCCAGTCAAAGACACTTTTTATTTTAGCTAGTTCTTTTGGGTATTCTTGTCTCTCCCAGTATTGTTCCTTTTTATCTTCGCTTCGTTTAAAGCATTCAGAGACTGCTGGTATAGCAATCTTGAGATCTTGTATTTCGTAGATGTCTCCAATAGTTCCGTCTCTACTAATTATAACTAAATCGTATTCTTTGTTATACCCGTACTCCCATTTTTTATACCTATTATTTTTTTTAAGTATCTTAGGGTTGATATAGTCTTTTAATACTTTATATAATGTTTGCTCGTACATCACTTACTTCTCCCTTCTGCAAAACCTTTAAAAGCTTTTTCTTCTTTCTTTGCTTCTTTAGGTTTATCCTCTAACATATCCTTTTCATTCTCGATGCGAGTTAATATTTCAAATGCATCGAAAATAGCTAATTTCTTTGTCGCTGCTGCGTTCTTTAATCTATCTGCTGATATATCATCTTCTGAGTCTACAATAGGTTCTCTAGCTATCTTAATTAACTCTTCAACTGCTCTGTGCCCAGCTTGGATTATATTTAACTTTGTCTCCTTTATCGTCATGTGTTAAGGCTATATCATTTGATTTCATACAATACAAACGTTCATCACCGACTACAAACTCAAATTCAGAGTTGGGTGTAAACGTTATTAAGGTTCCAGGAGTGATTCCTAGCGCTTCTAAAGACTTATTGCTGTATTTTATTATACCAAGAAGTGGAACTTCTTTAAGTGTACTAAACTGATCTATAGAAGCAACTGGATGTACAAAGCAATAGTTTAAGTTGCATATCCAATTATCGTTTCGGTTATAAAGGTATATTTGTTCTATATCACAAAAGAATAAATCATCTTTAAAAAATGATGCAGAGTTCTTCTCTCTACCTTTCATGTCGTAGAATCTACGAAATACGTTATGGTGAATTATTACCTCATCACCTACTTTAATCTCTGTTTTGTAAGCTTTTGGAACAGCTATAACAATTGCTTTTTTACTAACACTTTGAAATGTTTCTATTCTAGTATTAGTTACAAGGCTTTTGTCACCTACTTTTTTTTCATTATCGTAACGTTCACCTTTAGGTTGTACAATAAATCTGTATAAGCTTTCCATTAGTACTGAAGATCATACTCAACTGATATCGCCATATTAGAGTTAAACTTTTTCCAAGGCAATACTTCGTCTTCTTTAGTTATGAATATATTGTAAGAATTATCTTTTTCTTCAAACAGTATATTAGAAATACTATGCCCGCCGTAGACCGATTGGCCTACAGCATAATGCATAGCTTCATTTTTATAATCTGCTCCAATACTTATTTTACGAATAATATTAGACATCAGCTAATTCTTCTTCCTTGATTTCAGTGTATGTGCCGTCTTCTAAGTTAATGTTTACTGCGCCGTACTCTTCTTCAAGTTCTTTTTTAAAATCTTCAATACCTTCGTTTACTCCTGCTAATTCATGAAGTAATCCATGTTTATTAGCTTCTAAGTAACCTACTTCATTTAATATTTTATTAACTGCTGCTTGTTGTTCTTGTATCTTCTTTAATTGTTCTTCTTTAATCTTCATTTAATTTAATTTAATTTTTGTTTAATCTACTCAACTGGTGGATTTGGATCCGACCAAGCTGGAGTAGCCATCAGTGCTAGCGCTTCTTCGTGGTTCATTGTCTCAACAGGTACTAAAGAACCATTAGTGATAAAACTAGGTTCAACTTGATAAGACAGTAAACCTTGAGTATTAGCTAAGTTTCTTCTCATTGTTTGAGCCGAAGACTGATTTACTTGACTGAACAAAACAGCGTTTGAATCAGACAAATTTATTACTGCATAAGTTGTTGCCATTGTTTAATTGTTATTTGTTAATTACTTGTTATTTATATATTTACTTGTTTAATTTCTTTTTTACGCTGGTACGTCTTCAACTCTATCTGCTGGGTTCATATTTATTGAAAAAGCATTTTTAGATGAGTTAGATGCGTTACCTTTTAGATTTGCAGGAATATCCATACTTGTAGCTACACCATTTGCTGTAGAACCTGGCCCATTACCTACTAATTCAGTTCCACCCATACCGCTACTAGTTCCATTGTTATTTGCACTACCTAAGTCTGGACATATCCAGTTATTTCCATCAAAATAACTATCACCTGCTAAACTCCACCAAGATACTGGAGATAAACTAGAAATATCATTTGGAACACCAACGTTATAAATTGTTAGTATTTGATCTTCAGTTAACGCTTTGTTAAACAAAGCCCAACTAGAAATAGAGCCCTCATATGGAAAAGAACCAGGTCTACTTCCAATAGCAAAAGCTGAAAAACTTGCTGATGACCTTATTTGTGAACCTCCTGTTGCATCTAAAACACCATTAATATAAATGTAAGAACTTGAACCATCAGCTACAAAACAAATGTGTTTCCACGTTCCATCATTAATGTTGCTTGTTGATGAAAATGGATTTTCAGCTGCCCATTTTATCTTACTACTTTGAATCCAGGTTGCTAGTTCATCCTGTGCTTTTTGTGAAACTACACAAATACCACTGTCTGTTGTTTTTAACCAAAACGACATGCTGTGATTAGCTGTTGATATATTTAAACTTGCATCAGCTGGAAAACTTATGTAATCGTTTATTCCATCGAACACCATGCTATAACTACTATAAGGAATACTACGAGTTAAATCAGAGTTAACTAAATTTGCTGTAGTCATACCATCGCTAGTGCCGTTTAGTGTTGAAACTTGAATATCTGTAACAGTAGTGCCATTATTAGTTGCATTGTTAGAAGCCGAACCAGAATCTTGTATTCCAGTAGTAGTATTGTCTAATTTCCACCAACTTATTGGAGATCCAGAAATACTTATTTGAGGTGTGCCAGAATTAAAAAGTGTAGATATAGCTGCAGCATCTAACACAGTATTAAAAATAGATATATTTGATATTGTACCTGTAAATCTCCATCCACTATTTCCCTGTAAAGTTCCTATAAAAGTTCCTAAAGTATCTGTTGTTGATATACCTGTACTTGAAAGTTGAAAGCTTTCTAAATTACCACCATCAACATAAGTTTTTAAACCATCAGCATCAGCAGTTCCATCATAAGTAAAAGCAATATGATGCCACTTACCATCTTGAACTTCTAAAGCGGTGCTTCTTAGTTTATTATTTACAGTGCCATCAGTATTTTTAATTACTATTTGTATTTTATTTCCAGGTTCTAATAATAAATTCCAACATCTATTTGAGTTTGCTTGATCTTCATTAACAATAGTTTGTATTCCTGTTGTAGAAGTATTTATCCAAGCGCTTACGGTTATTGTATTGTTAATTCCAGTCGCTGAAGCATTTATATAATCACTACCATCAAAATTTAAAGCACTAGTATAGTTAGCTGAAGAGTTACCAATAATCCAATCACTTCCATCCCAAGTGCTGGTATCAACATTTAGTTTATACCAAGCTTTTAAACTACTAGGTTCAACAGAGGCTGTAGGTAAAGGAACACCGTTGTTATATAAAGCTACTGCTGAAACTTCAGCATCAAAAAAAGCTATATTTGACAACTTACCCTCAAAACCATATCCTGAATTTATTACTCTACCTATACTGTCTAAAGTTAATGTATTTGTGTTAGTATATTGATTAGTTGAAAATTCAACTCCATTTTTAAAACATTTTACAAGATTTGAGCTATCTCTTGTAAATACTAAGTTTTGCCATTTATTTAAATCAATGTTAGTATCTGGATTGGTAGTATAACCATAAAAAGTTAAAGCTGTTCCACCTAATCTAAATCTAATATAAGATGCTCCGTTGCCATTAAGAAGCTGTATGTCGTTGTCAAAATTACCGTTCCATCTACCTAAAATAAAACTTTCTGAAGCTGTATTTTCAGCAACAGGATTTATCCACATTGAAAGCGTAAATTCCCCACTAAATGTAAATTCAGGTATACTAATTCTATCATCACTTCCATCAAAATTAAAAACAGTTGCACTTGGCACTGACTCGTTCGGGATCGTCAAAGTTGAAGCGCTACCCGTAGACGAGCCCCCTAAAGGATAATAAGCTATAGGTGCATTACCTGATATAGCCATAGGGTTTACGGGAGTACCTGAGTTGTATAAGTAATTTCTTTGATCTGTTGATAGTGCATAATCAAATATGCATACTTGATCTAGTTGCCCTGTAAAATCTCTTGATGAATTATCTGCACCTATTTGAAAACCTGGAGCTGCTGATTGAACTTTTACAGAACCAGATGCCCCTAGCGACTGAATTGTTTCATTATTTAATTGAACACTAACATTACTACCATCGTATATAAAGCTAATAAATTGCCAAGTATTTAAAGTAGCAGCAAAAGTTGTTGTTATTCCTTGAGACGTTCCACTATTGTTTACAAATAATATTCTCCAATAACCAGTGGATCCTTGATGATAAATAAGTATTTGTGCATCTGCTAAAGACCATCTACCTATAACTGCTCTATCTCCTGAAACGGTAGACATATTATACCAAAATGAAACACTAAATTTTTCTAATCCTCCAAACAAATCATTATCTACTTGTATTTGCTCGTTGCTTCCATCAAAACTTAAACTATAGTTTTCAAACTTACTCTGATTGCTTTCTTCAGGCATTCGCCACGTTGGTGATATCCATTTAGTTGCCATATATCTATTTTAGTCCCCCATCCTGTACCAAGCCACAGGAGCTGTTAAATTACTAATATTGTTTAAATCTGCTGTTTTACCAGTTGTTGTGCCTTCGTAAATATCTTGTTTTATTTGTCTAGCGGAAAGAGCGTAATCGAATATGGCTACTTCGTCAAGTTTACCATTAAAAAATGTTGATGGGGTTGTTGATGCATATTGAGCTCCTATATTTAATGTAGTTGCACCTGAACCAGTCGCAGCAGAAATACTGAAACTACTAACCTCACTACCATTGTGAAACATTTTTAAAGTTGTAGCGTTTTTAACTATGGCTATATGCGACCATTCGTCTATTGGTATTATTGAGCTACTATTAACTCCACTTGCGCCCGCTTGATTCCAATGTATTGTATAAGTGCTGCCAGTACCATTTAACCACATCCCCCAAGCCATATTAGTTGGTTCCCATTGATTTACAATAGATTTGTATTGGTTGCTTGTTGAGCCCGTTGGTTTTACCCATACAGAAATAGAAGCGTTATTTAAACCAGATATACCATTAGTATTTGAAGTTATATAATCATTTACACCATCAAAATCCATACTAAAGGCATTGTCCACTTGTGTAGGAGTATAACCAGCAGGGTATGATATTCTATTACTAGGTATCATATTTGTACTAACAGAGTTAGCGGTTGATTCAGGTGCGTCTCCTATTCTGTCTGTGACAACTAAACTAGAACCTAATCCATTAGCGTAACTACCAGGTGCATCACCTACTAGAATAGATGTTTGTGTACCAGATCCTGTTCCAGTTTGACCACCAGTGATTTGATTCGGTATAGTTACATTATTACTTACAAAATAAGCATCTTCACCTAATCTCCACCAAGCCGCAGGTGAAAGTGAAGTTAAGTCTGCAGGATAACCATTGTTATATATTTGATTAGCTTGATTAGCTGTTAACGCTGTGTTCCATATCGCTGCTTCGTCTAATAAACCTTCAAACTCATATGACGTAGGAGCTCCTGCTAAACTACTTAAACATAATATTCCATCATTGTAGTCTATCAAACCAGTTCTAGCTACAGAACCAACTAATGCTCCATCTGCATAAACTTTTATATTAGCTCCATCATAAGTTCCTAATATATGATGCCAATTATTATCTAATTTTCCACTTACAACACTAGAGTCATATGTAGTTCCACTTACCGTAATATAAAAATATAAGTCAGTTGAAGAACTACCAGTGTAAAAACCATATGCTCCATCTACAGTATCAAAATATTTACTTAATAAATGTCTATTAGAATTTTGAGTACCACCTTTAAACCATATACTACAAGTTATTGCTGTTGTTGGTTTTAATTCAGCACTATCTGGTATAGATATGAAATCTGAAACTCCATCAAAAGATAAACTATAATTACTATAAGGAGATTCAAACTGTAGATCGCTAGGAATTAAAGCTGTGCTAGGTAATGTTGTGCTTGTACCATCGTTAGTGCCAGGTCCATCTGTAAATGTCCAAGTAGATGTTGCATTATTATAACTACTATCAGCAGCGTTTAGTTTCCACCAAGCTGTAGGTGTTACAGTATATGTAGATTGTGGAGAACCGTTGTTGTATGCGTTTACATAATTAGAAGATTGATCAGAAGCCCAAAACGCTACGTTTGATGTTTTGCCGTCGTAATAACCATAAGCGCTATTACCTAATATTAAACCTGTGTAAAAACCATAAGATATAGTTGCAGCAAAATTAGTAGTTGCTATAGTAGCGCCGTTGACCGAGTATTTTAAATCAGCTCCATCGTAAGCTGCAAATACGTGATTCCATTCTCCTATATTTACCGCTCCAATAATCTGTGAACTACCATTTATTCTTACTCTTATATTTCCATAATCTTGATAAACTTCAAAACCAACATTTCCAACTGCTGTATGACCATTTAAAAATAAAGGATCACGCGTGTTTAACTCAGGTTTTACCCACATTGAAACTGTTTGTGCTTGAACTTGAAAAGAAGCTGAAGTTGAAAGAACTATACTTTCAGAAGAAGCACTGTTAAAATCTATAACGTGACTTTGTAAAGATCCATTTGGAAAACTCCAATTAGCACTACCCATTTGTGCTTGTTCACCTAGTGGATAATAAGCTACAGGTTTAAAAGATAAACCCATTACGTTGGCTGGAGCGTCAGCTACAGATAAAGCATCTATTTCACTTTGATTTAAAACTTTATTGTATATTGCTACTTCGTCTATTTTACCAACCCATGGTGAGTAAGCAGAGCTTTGAGATCCTCTTGCTCCAATAAATACAGGATAATCACTAAAAGCATAAATACCCCTATTTCCTGTATTAGATGCTTTTTGTACACCATCTACATATATATATAAAGTGTTTCCACTTGCGTCTCCTTCACTGTCATAAGTTCCTACTACGTGATGCCAATTTCCATCATTTACATTTGCAGTTGTAGTAGTAGCTACAGCTGTTCCAGAGCTTACTCCAAAAGATACTTCGCCTTGATAAACATAAAAATTTAATCCATTTGAGAATTGTGCTGAACCAACAATTCCTCTTGCAGTTCCACCATTATCTGTTGTTTTAATCCAAGCGCTTACAGTAAAAGATGTAGGAGCTGATAATGATATGTAGCTACTTAAAAGACCAGCTGTTATATAATCAGATCCATCAAAATCCATAGAATACAAACTGTGTCTATCCTCAGATAGAGCAGGATTTATAGACTGATCTAGTTCATTTTGTAAAAGCCACTGTGGTGTTTTATAATCTGCCATATTCTATTTTTAATCTCCCATTCTATTCCAAAGCACTAAGTCTGTGCCTAGTCCTGCTGTAAATAAATTAGCGCATTTGCCTGGGTTATCATTTGTTGCGTTATAAATTGTTTGTACGTCTTCTAATTCTAAAACTTTATTCCAACAAGCTGCTTCATCAATAGAGCAATCAATTAAATATTGACTTGATGATTTACCTCCTAATAATAAAGGTTGATTAAACGTATTAATTGAACTAATTGTTTCATCATAATCAATAGAACCATCAACATACATTTTTAACGCATATGAACTTATATCATACGTAACTACTATGTGGTGCCAATTTCCATCTGATAAATCTGTTGTTCCCCTAACAAAAGTTCCTGCATTATTTTTTGAACCTACTGTTAAAGTTCCTAAAAAATATAAATAAGCACCTGTAAATTGATAATTTGTAACTGCTGAAAAAGGAACATAATAATTAAATGCCGAAAGTGTTGCTGTTGTTTTAAACCAATAGCTTATAGAAAAATCTGTTCCATTTAGGTTTAATATTCCTGTATCAATATATTGACTACTTGCAGCATCAAACTCCATAGCAAAGTTATTATCTATAAGTTCTAATGGAACGTCTGCTGAGGTAGGTGCGACAAAACTAAAAGGAAATGGAAACATATATTATGTTTTAAGATTATGCTAAATCTAAAGTTGCTGCACCGTAGTATAAACCAGCTCCTGTAGCATCGTAGCATATTAAAGTTATTACATCTGTTTTACCAGCACCACTAAGTGTTGGAGCTGTAGCAGCAGGCCATTTTACACCTGTCCAAGTTGGAGTCACTGTACCAGTTTGCGCTAGCGTTAAAATATAAGTGGCACCAGCTTTAGGATTTGATGCTGTAAAAGTAAGTGAACCAGTTAGACTTGTTAATTCTTGTATATTACTATTATTCCAATCTACAGTTAAAGTAGTATTAGTAGTGTCATGTAACTCTGTATAACCTTGACCAGTTATTTTAACACTAGTATTAAATGTAGACTCACCACCACCTACAACTTCGAAGTCAGGAGTAGTGTTTGAGGTCATATAAACTCCAAAAGCGTTAGCTGTAGAAGGAGCGGCTATAGCATCTGTAGAAGCATTGAAAGTAATAGCATTATTTCCAGTACCTCTACTTTTTCTACCTATATTAATAGAATAATCTCCTGAAGTAACAGCAGAGTATCCTATACTTGTACTAGAATTACCACTTGCTGTAGCAGCATTACCTCCTATAGCAATACCGTCTTGGCCACTCGCTTGTGCTCCATCAACTCCACCACCTATAGCAATTGCGTAAGTTGAAGTAGCATCACTTAAATTACCTATAGATACAGAGTAGTTACTAGCAGCATTGGCTGTTCCACCAATTGATACAGCTGAATATCCACCTGCTGCAGTAGCACCTTTACCTAAAGCAAAAGTACCATTAGTGTTTAAAGTAAAAATATCTAAAGTATCTCCAGCATTTCTAAACTGTATTGTATCTGTAATTAAAGCTTTTCTAGTTGTGCCTATAGTACCATCAGCTGCATATATACCTGAGTTAGCACCAAGCGTTGCCAGAGTAAACTCTACATTTGTTTTTGTACCAGCAGGATCATCGTATCCTACTATTCTAGTGGAAGCATCTAACGTTCCTGTTCGGGTTGTAAATGCTGAAAATTTTACTGCCATTTTATTCTACTATTAAATCAAGACCTGCTTCACTTATCATTTGAATGTCGTCTTCTGTTATTATATCATTAAACCCAGGACCTGGAGTTTGTTGTCCTGGTGGAACAGCTCTCTCTGGAATTATATTAACTATGCCTATAAACATAGCTAAGTCATGTACTATATTAAATAAATCCATTAGTATAGAGCTACAACTGAGGTTGGACCTGTTGCGTTATAAACTAATTGTTTAACAAGTATTGGGTTGTATCCACCAGCTAATACACTTTCAAAGGTAACCGTAGATGTAGCTGGATATCCTGTACCTGCTGTGCCATCATGTTTAGCTGCTTCCATTATTACTTTTAATTGAGCTCCTGCTGTAATATCTCCTATATATAAACAACAACCTCTTTTTTGAGTATTAGGAATATCTATATTAGTTACTGTAGAAGCAAAACCAGATCCACCTGCTGGACTTACAGATACGTGATTAGCTGCGCCTCCAACTAGATAATTTCTATTAGTAACACCACTTTCTTTTATATAGTAATTAGTTACTGCACCACTGGCGTCTATAGCAGTAACAACTACTATAGCTCTATCACCAACTGCAGCACCAGTTCCTGTAGGAGTAGTTACTGTTATTTCATCATCTACTGCATATCCAGTACCTCCACTAGTCATATTTAAACCGTGATTTGAATCTGTATTATTTATAGCACCAATAACTATTAACTTGGCATCATGACCAAATACTCTAGGTTCTTGCTGCATAACTCCATTTACTGGGTCAAGTTGAGGTTCCCATTGGTTAAATTGTGTTAATGCCATTTTATTTTTTTATTTTTGTTATTTTTTCTGCGCCTCTAGATCCAAAGTACGCTACATATACTGTGATTAGTAAAGCTTCTAATAATGAAACCCAACCGTCTTTTATCTCTAATAGTATTGTTGAATCTAATACTATAAATATTGTCATTGCTAGAGTTAGAAATATAAGTGTCATAGGTCTTGTATTTTTACTAAGCCATGAGTCACTTTTCATATCACTATTCCAGCGCGCAGACACGTTATTCATCTCTGCGATATCTTGCTCTAGTAACTTTAAAGCCATTTCTTTATCTTCTGGCTTAATACTACTATCACTTGAAATAAGATTTTTTACAACGCCAAACGCTCCATTGTCTGGAAGTACGTCTCCGATTGTATCTAAAATTTTAGGGGCCTTGTCTTTTAGGAAAGCCCCTATTTTAGTTTCTTTAAACTTTTTTTTAGGCATATGTATCTAAGATGTCTTGTGGAATAGTATAAGAAGATCCGCCATATTTAAACTTAGTTTTACCTGCTTTAGCAGCTGCTATCGCGGCGGCTTTACCAGCTCTAATTTTACCTTCTTTCATGTCGCCTTCAGTGTAACCTTGATAGTTAGATTTTAAAGTATCTGTTTTCTTTTCTTCTTCTGTATGTATTGGACTTACCAGTCCTTTTGCTTGAAAAGGATGTATCCCATTTGATTTATATCCTGTTGCCATTTTTATTTTAGTTTTTGTTTTCCTGTTAAATTAGAAAATGTTCCTTTCATTCTATTCATAGGATTTTGAAAACCACCTTTTCCATTAAGTATTTTAGCTTTTGGAGTAGGGTTTTTTATTTTATCTTTTCTTTTAACTTTAGAAATGTCTTTATCTGAACTTTTTCTACTTTGGGTTATTCCAACCTTAGGTTTTTCTACAAAACCTTCAAACTTACCTTCTCCAGGAGCTGGTGGTGTTTTTGGCGGAGGCGTTGATCCACCAGTTGGAGGCGTTGTTGGTTTTGGTGTACTAGTAAATCTTTCCTTACTAGCTGTAGCAGTTTTACTTGCTAAATATTCTTTATATTTATCAGGGTGTTTATCCCAATATGCTTTACCTGCAGCAGGGTCTACTCCAGCTTGCTCAAAGGTTTTTCCTTTTGCAACTCCTGTAGCTTTAGCAACAAATCTTTCTTTACTAGGATCATTAGGATCAGAATAACTTTCATCTTTCTTATACTCAGCTTTTTCTAAGTTTTTATTAGCGTCTGCTTGTGCTTGTTCTTTTAGACTAGGTGGATCAGTAGGTGGATTAATTAACCCTTTAACTTGAAAACCTGAATAACTAGTGTTACTTCTATTAGAACCTAATTTAAAAGGTGTGCCTTGCATAGTATTAGGAGATTGAAAAGTTATATCCTTTTGCTCCATTGGCTTTAGTTTAGGAGAGTCTTTATAAGGAAGTCTTTCGTATTTGTACTCTTTAGGAGCAGTTTTTTTTGTAACAGTTGCTTTTTTAATTTTATCTGGCATGATTACTTATTTTTTCTTTTACTTGTTTTATAAGCACGTTTCTCATGACTATGTTTTGGATTACCGTCAGCTTCTGCGCTTCTTTTTATTTTTGTGAAAGGACTCTTAGTATTTTCACGAGTATACATATACTCATCATCATACCATAGTAACCCATTTTTCATATCTTTTAAATGAACTTTTTCATGATCCAATACTTCTTTCATTTGTGATGGATCTTTAATATCTTTATGCACTCTTATAGTACCATTCTTATTAGCTAAACCTAAAATACCATCTTCGTCTAATGTTCTATACACTGGAGTATTATCTATCTTATATGGTGGTTTAAGCTTTATACCCATTACTCTGCTTTAAAAGCTAATAGAACTTCTCTTAATGCATATCCAAAAGCTACACCAGCATATAGCGGATGAGCTTCTACTAATAGCATAGCGCCAGTAAATCCAGCTAGTATAGCTTTAGCTAGTGGGTGGTTTATAATTGCTTTTGCTTTTTCCATAATTTATTTTTTAGTTGAGCAACCAAAGTTTTTAGCGTAATTAGCCATTTTGATTACGTTGGATTTATATTTCTTTTTATTCTTCATTACAGCAGAAGCCGCAGAACACGCGTCTTTAAATCCGTTTTTTTTTGCCCAAGCTGTAAATTTACCTTGGTTTTTTTCTTTTATTTCTGGAAATTCTTCTTTTGCCATAATTTATTTTTTATAAGGAAAGTTTTTGTTGAACCAATCTTTTCGTTTATCACAACCGCAACCACCTGGTATACTATCTGCTAGTTTTTTTATACCAGTTACTTTTGTGAAGTTAGCAATTGTATCACCTAATCCTTTTGGTTTCATTTTTTATACTTTCCGTAAGCTTTATAAGGAGATTTATCTCCTTTTTTCATAGCGTCTTTTTCTCTGTCTACTACTGGCATATACTTTGTATCTGCGTCTTTAACTCCGCCCATGTGTTTTAAAACTTTCATCGCTCCGTGATGACTAAGTTTACCTGAATGTCCTTTACCCATTTTAAAATCTTCTATTTTTTCTTGAATGTTTTAATACATCTATTTTATGTATATCAGTTTTAGCATCATAAATCATTTCTCTATCGTGAATCATTTCTTGCTTCTTACCTTTGTCTCCTTTTTTATAAGCTTTATCCGCTTTGTGTATTTGACCTTTTGCATCATAGATTAATTCTCTTTCATGCATCATGTCTTTATCATATTTATTCATTCTACTATTATTTGCACTGGTCCACACTCTTCGATATAATCAGCTATCTTTGGATAGATACGTTTATATGCTTGAGTAGAATAACTACCAGTAAATTTACTAGCGTCTACTACATCGTTAAGTAGTAAACAACCAGCCGTGTGTTTATCAGTGTTACCTGTATGTATTAATATGTATTGAAAACTAATCCCTGCGTTGACTAGAGTCCAGTTAGGCTTGTTATATAGACATAACATACCCTTATGATCAGAAAACCTCTTAGAGTATCTAGAATGAAATCCTCCCTCAGATCTCAATCCTATTTCGTATATACCATTAGGTATACGAGTTTCTCCGTAAACTTTTTTTGTTCTATGCTCATCCTCTATTACAAAGCATTGAAAGACGTCATCTATATAGAATAAACTTATAGATGCGTCTCCATTATCTGCAATACGTTTGAGTCTTATCTCCACTACTTACCCTTTTTAAGGTTATACCATTTATGAGCAGTATATCCGATTGTAAGGACAAGTAGCATTATTTTTAAGCTAGGCTCTAACCAGTCTAAACTTGCAACTGTGAAAGAAGTTATATTAAGGCAATATAACTTAAGATCTGCAAGACCCATTATCCTTTGTTTGCTTCTAACGCAGCATTACCTGTGTAAGGAATATTATTAACTGTAAAACCTGGAGCAACATTAGAGTTTCTAGACCTCATCGTTCTCTCGCCCACTGGCATACATCTTTTAGGAGTACTTAATTTAACTCCTGCTGGTTTTTGTTTTTCTCCGTAACTTGGCATAGTATTTTATTTTTTCATATTTTTTTCTATAGCAGTTTGTCTTGCTTGCTCATAAGAAGACATTTTACCATCTTTATCTAAATCGCCTTTCATAGCCATTGGAGCTATAGGGTTTAACATTCTTTGGCCAGCTTGTACTGGTTGTTGCATATTATGACCAACACCTGCTGGTACTGGCATACTACCAGGCATACCCACATTTATTGGTTGCATTGGTTGAACAGCCTGCATTGGGTCTACTGGCATGCCCTGTGCATTAGTAAGCATCGGATCCATCATTCCAGCTTGTTCGTAAGGTGATTTTTTCATATTATCTTGTTTTGTCGTTATTAACATTTGCTATAGCAAACGCCATAACTTTATCTGTATATGTTTTCTTTTTCTTAATATCTGGTAAATCTTCTTCACCTAGCATTATTCTATAGATTCTGCTTAGTAGGTGTTTAAATTTAAAAGATGTTTTATAAATATTGTACTTCTGTGTAGTTCTGTTGTGATGTCGCCAAACAACTATCCAGTCGTTTTTTAAAAGCTTGTTCCATCTTCTGTTATCCCAAGAGTAAGAGTATTGACCAGTTTTAAAATCTTCTTTTCTAAAATGCTCAATTGAATCTAAATATATTAATAACTCAAGGTCTGCATCCTTAAGATCACACGTTTTACATGCCCATTTACGTATAATCCTATAATGCTTTAATAAATTCAGTTCTTTAACATCAGTAGACGTTAGTTTTCTCATTTATTTTTTTTACCTAGCTCTAAACTTTCTAAACCTTTTTGAGAACTATCTTTAACTTTTTCTTTATCTTTATCTTTCTTCTCTTTATCTCTTTGTTCTTGACCTTTTTGACTAGCTGTCTTAGAAGGAGTCTTAACAGTTGTTCCACCAGCCGCAGCTATTGCTGCACCAGTCATGTTAACTATGTCTGTAGCTAATTCTCTTTTTTTAGCTGTAGCTTCTTTTCCTTCTTCGCTTTCCTTATAATCTTTTTTAGCTTGTTTCTTCTTGTCTTTTTCTATAGACTTCTTAGCTTTTTTAGTTTTTTTACTACTGCCAGCTACGTCATATTTTTCAACGCTTTCTTTGTCTTGTTCTTTTTTAGACTTTTTAGTATAATAAGACTTACTTAATCCTTCTTCTTCCATAGGCGACGCTTTACCAGTAAGTTTATTAGGGCTAGTCCACTTAGCTATAGCTTGCCCCATACTTTTCATAGAACTATATTTATTTTCTAATCTAACTGGAGAAAAAGTTTTAGGCTCATCTGTAGCTCTTGTTGTGCTTTCCAGGGTTTCACTAACTTTGTAATCACCACCTTGTATAAAGTCATTAACTCTTGGTAAATTACCTGGTCTTATTGTATCACCTTTTATAAAGTTTTCAGTAGTTTCTTGTATTAAAGAATAATCTTTACCTGATTTATCTTTTTTTATTTCACCAGTATTTTCACCTGTTAGTTTTTTAACAGGTTTATTATTCCTGTCTTTTTCTAATCCAGTTGAGGGGTAAAATATATCTTTTTTACTTCTTTTAGTTAGTTTACTCATACCTACAATATTACGACTACGTCTTGTTCTTTTATTACTTTATATTGATCTTTATTTATTTCAATAGTAAATCCAGCATGACGATCATAATATATATTATCATCTGGCTCTACTCCAGCTACCATAGGCCCAACGGACAATACGGTAGCTTTTCTGTATCTAATGTCTTCACGGTGTGCTTCTCCAAGAAGTAAACCACCTTTAGTTTTCGTTTCTATATCCTTTTCAGGATTTACTACTATATGCTTACCTACTGCTTTCATGCTCTTAAGTTATTAATTACACAATCAGTTGATAATATAGTGGTTGCTACTGAGGCCGCGTTCTGTAGTGCACTCTTCGTAACAAGTAAGGGATCTATTATTCCGGACTTTACCATATTTACCGTTTTCCCTGTAACCACATTTAATCCTCTACCTTTTACTTTTGGAACTTCGTAGTCTTTTATACCAGCATTTTCTAGTATTGTTCTATATGGAGCTTTAATAGCTTCTAGTAGAACTTGTTCTGACACAGACTTAGGTGTAACATGACTTGCAGCATTTAGCAAGGCTATACCTCCTCCTGGCACTATTCCTTCTTTGATCGCGGCTTTTGTAGCACAAATAGCATCTTCGACTCTATCTCGTTTTTCTTTTAATTCAACTTCTGAATTAGCGCCAACTTTTACAATAGCTACTTTAGCTAGTAAACGCGCCAATCTTTTTTCACACCTAATTTTAATGTTAGGATTGGAAGTTTCTTTAATCTGTTTTTCAATACCTTTAATTAGATCATCAACCTCTTCAGGCACTTCATCTAACTGTATGATAGTTTCATCTTGTGTGCTAACCGCCTTTAAACATGATCCTAGATGTTCTGGCTGTATTAAATCCATATCATCTCCTAAATCTTCATTAATAACTGTAGCGCCTGTTAAAAGAGCTAAATCATCCAATGTTTCTTTTCTACTTATACCGTATGTTGGAGCTTCTAATAAGTTAACTTTAATATTGCCTTTAACCTTGTTCATAGCTAATGCTGTCATTACTTGTTGATCAACATCTGCTATAATTAACAACTGGTGGTTCTTCTTTATAACATGTTCTAATATACCTTGTATCTTTCTAACGTTATCTATCTTACTATCCACTATAAGCACTAAAGGATTATCAAGCTCTGCTGTACCTTTTTCTTTACTGGTAACAAAATGATTATGCAGAAATCCTTTATCAAATTGTACTCCTTCTATTCTTTCTACTACAGTCTCAGGTTCTTCATGTGTTTCCATCATTACTATACCTGTTTCATCAACTGCTCTAAATGCTTGACCAATGAGTTGGCCTAACTCACGGTCGTTATTGGCTGATATGGTAGCTACTTGTTCAATTACATCTCCTTTTACTTCTGAGGAATGTTTTTCAAGATATTGCACTACTTTGTCTACAGCCAAGTTAATACCTTCTTTTAAGTCTCGTGGACTGTTAACCTCAGCTTTATAGGCTTCAGTTAAGATAGAGTGGGCCAGTACAGTAGCCGTGGTGGTACCGTCGCCTGCTTCTTGTACAGTTTTACGTGCCGCCTCTTTAAGTAGCTTGGCCCCCATATTTTCTACAGGATCTAATAGTATTACGCTATTTGCTACTG